TGATTATATTCAACAAAGATATGACGCTGTCGTTGCAGAAAAAGAAACTATTGTAAGAACTCACAAATTTAAAATGTATGAGGACATACCTGATGGAACAGACGGAAATGAGTTTGAAATCCAATGGGAAGAAGATAATATTATTTCCTATAAAATTCCTAAGGTATATGCTCTTAAAAGACCTACATGGGAAATTAATCCAGTAAGAACAATTGATGATTTTAAAACAGCTTTTTATACAAACCCTACAGACGCTCTATCAAGATTTGCCTGTATGCCGCCAGAATCTATTGATGCATTTTTTAAATCAAGAGAAAAAATTGAAAAGGCATTTAGCATAGGAGCACAGGCTGTTGATAAGTTTGGAAGACTTGAAGAGTGGTTTACTCCAGATCCAGATAAAGTTTATTTTATTCACGTAGACTTAGCGCAGAAACATGACCACTGTGCAGTAGCAATGTCTCATGTTCAAAAGTGGGTTAATGTAAAAGTTACAGATACCTATTCTCAACCAGCTCCTATTATTGAAGTAGATGCAGTTAGGTACTGGACCCCAACAAAAGATAAGTCTGTTGATTTTACTGAAGTTAAAGACTATATACTTTCTTTAAGATCTAGAGGATTTAACATAAAGGTGTGCACGTTTGACCGATGGAACTCGCATGACATGATGCAACAATTAAAACAATACGGAGTAAACACCGAAATATTGTCTGTTGCAAAAAAACATTATGACGACATGGCTATGATTGTTGCAGAGGAAAGAGTCATTGGCCCACACATACCGCTTCTTGTGGACGAATTATTGCAACTAAGAATTATGAGAGATAGAGTTGATCACCCAAGAAAAGGGTCTAAAGACTTAGCTGATGCTGTATGTGGATCTATATTTAACGCTATCAGCAAAACAAGATTTACAAGTAATGAAGAAATAAATATACATACGTATGAGTCAATGAGCTTTGAGCAGGATTTTAAAAGAGACGAAGATGAAACGGTTATGAATATGATTAGAGCACCAAGAATGCCAAATGACTTGGCGGAAGCGATAGAAGGAATGACAATACTATGAGCATATATCAAGAAAAAGCTAAAGAATGTAAATGCTGTGGAAAGCATGTTCCCCTGCCAACAGTACTTAAAGAGTATAACGAGGTAATGCTCTGCCCTACTACATTTGCCAATGTTACAGAGTATAAAAGACTATGGAAAGTGCTTGGTTCTAGGCCATCTGGAAATATAAGAAAACACTTTTCTGATTATGTTCAGCAATTAGTTGAAACCAGCATAGACAAAAATGAAGACGGTACGCTATAATATGAATATGGAGCCAGAAGATTCAGAAATGCTAGACTATTACATACAAATAGGTGCAATTGAAATTGCTGGAATTGCAGAAGACGGGGAGTTTATATTTGGAATAACAGACCTTGCAAAAGAATTGGCTCCAGATTTATGGCAAGCTCATCAAGATCACGTAGACAGCTCACTACTTGAATTATATGAAATGGGTTTAGTAAACGTAACCTATGATGAAAGCTTAAAGCCAATATTTGAATTAACTGAAGAAGGAAAGATAGTTTCAAAACAATTCGGGCTTATCCAAATAGATAATCCAGATATACCAAACAACTAGGAGAACACAATGCCTTGGCAAATTAAACAAAATGCAGCAGGATGCAGCGGATACGCTGTAGTTAAAGAAGATACTGGTGAGCTAGTGGGATGTCATGCTGGAAGAACTGCAGCAGAAGCACAACTAAGAGCGCTATATGCATCAGAGTCTAATGACAAAAATATGGAAGATAAAAAGAAAAAGATTTTTTAATTAGGTTTACCTCTATAGCTCAGCAGAAGAGCAAATCGTTTCTACCGATCAGGCCGTGGGTGCAATTCCTACTAGGGGTACGTTGCGGATGTTGCATATTGGTAGTGCCTCTGCCTTCCAAGCAGAAGGGGTGAGTTCGATTCTCATCGTCCGCTCAAAAAAATGATATAATAGTACTAGGTCGCTCATTTGAGGGCCTATAAAATAAATTATTCGCTTGAAGGAGGAATAACATGGTTAACACAACATTTACACTGGATCTTTTTAAGGATCCATTTTTTATTGGTTGGGATCGCCAATTTAAAGATCTCGAAAAGGTAATGCATAATTCAACAAGCTACCCGCCGTATAATTTGGTTGAGGTAAGTGAAGATACATACATGATTGAGTTAGCGTTAGCTGGCTTTAAAAAAGAAGATATTAAAATTGAGCAGGAAAAGAATATTCTGACAATTAAGGGTTCTTCAGAAGAAGATTCATCTAAGTATATTCATAAAGGAATTGGCGCCAGATCATTTGCCAGAACATTTTCTTTGTCTGAATATATGGATGTTACGGCAGTTGTAATGGAAAATGGTGTTCTAAGGGTGCTTGTAGTTAGAAGTGTACCTGAAGAAGCAAAGCCAAAAACATTTGAAATACTTGATTCTTTTACACCAGAGGAAAAGGTATTCGCCCCGTCGTTACGTAAAAAGAAGAAAGAAATAGTATAATATAAATCTGCACCCCGTCACTGGGGAGTCGCAGACGACGGGTCGCTACCCGTAGGATGGACCTGAGCATGTCTATAAACTGCTCATTAATATTAAGGAGAATCATGTTTGAGTATTATGTAAAGAAAGTTAGTAAGGTTGTGGACGGTGACACAATAGATGTAGAAATTGATCTCGGATTTGATATCTCATTTAGTTCAAGAGTTCGTTTAGCTGGAATAGATACTCCAGAAAGCAGAACAACAGATAAAATGGAAAAAGCACTAGGCCTTGAAGCAAAGGCATATTTAAAGCATCAAATTGAATCTGCTAAAGCTGTTGTAATCAAAACAGAAAAAATGGATAGTTCTGAAAAGTATGGAAGAATTTTAGGTTGGGTATTTTTAGATGGCGCAACAGTATCTTTAAATGAAAAGATGATTGCGGACGGACATGCGTGGGGTTATATGGGAGAAACTAAAGTCAAAGATTTTGATGCTTTAGCAAAGGCGAGGAAAAAGAGCGGTAAGTAATGCCAGTATATGAGTATCGTTGTATTGATGATGAAGGGCACCCAATCATTGAAATAACAAGAGGGATTATGGATACCGAATCTATATACAAATGTGAAGATTGTCAGTCATTAATGACAAGGCATTTCACCCCATTTGGTATTCAGTTTAAGGGATCTGGATTTTACAAAACAGATAACCCTAAGTAGTTTAAACTAACATTCTGCTATAATTGGTAAGTAAGCAAAAATATTGCATTACTTGGGAGATACTTAATTGACTAGAAAGATAAAGTACTTTTTAACCAGCCTTTTTATTGTAGGCTGGCTTTTTCTTTTTAGCCCCAACCTTGCAAATGCCGATGAGCCACCAGCGCCTTCAGAGCAAGTTGTTGTAAGCCCTGCACAACAAGCAGTTAACACAGCTATTGCAACAGCAGTAACAGAAGTTGCACAAGCAGCACAAGCATCAGATACAGCAACAGTTACCATAGCAACCGCAGTTGAAGCCGTAACAACATCTAACACTGCAGTTGCCTCAGCAAATACAGCCGTTGCAGCAGCCACTACCGCAGTAGCAGAAGTATCAAATGTATCTTCAGCTGTAGAAACAGCAACAACAGTTGTTCAAACAATTACCTCAACAGTAGCAGAAGTTACTCAGGCAGTAACTGCAATCCCAGTAACTGCAACAACTCAAGCACCAGAAGTTATAGCAGCACAAACAGTTGTCACAGCAGCAGCTACAACTGTTGAGTCTGCAGTAGCCACAGTCATAGCAACAGCAACTCCATTAATGACTCAAACACCAACTACAGTTACAGAAGTAGCAACAGCAATTGCAACAGAAGTTGCACAATCCGCAACAGCATCTGCTTCAGTTCAAACAGCACAAACAGCAGTAACTGAAGCAACAGCTACAGTATCAACTGCAGTCACGGCGGTAGCAGCAGTAGCTACTGCAACTACAGAGGCACAAACACAATTAACTCAAGCAAACGTTGCAATTAATAATGCTCAAGATGCAGTAAACGCCCTTGCCGCTACAATTGGATCAACAACAAATGTTTTGCCAAACACAGACGATGCTGGAATTAGAATGAATCTTCCATTTAATTTACAGATGGGTGGAGTTACATATAATAATGTTTATGTAGGATCTAATGCAACAATTACTTTTGGAGTAAACGAAGGTGGAAACTATTATTCTACTCCAAATGCGCCTTCTATTTCTATAGCAGGATATGACTGGACTACATGGAGTAATGGATCTGAGAGTCTATCCTTTACAAACAGCAGAAACACAAATGACCCAAGTTAGATTTAATGCAGATGTAAACCCATCGGATGGCGCATGGCAAGCAGATGTAAGTGTTACTGGGCCTATTCCAAATGGAGCTAGATTTAATGTGAGAGAGACTACTAATGGTCCCGTAACAGCTATTGATAACACAAGCACTACTACGGGATTTACTGGAACAATTAGTCAAGGCGCTGCATTTACTCCTACCCCTGATCCAGACAATGCTACAGTCTTGGCAGCAATTGATACAGCAAATGCACAAATTGCTACATTAAACTCAGCAATTACAGCAGTTGTTGAAACAAATACAGCAAACGCAAATACAGTAATTGCTCCTATTGCAACAGTTTCAGAAAATACAATTACATCATTAAATAATGCAAGCACAGATTTAACTAATAAGGTATCGGCAATTGCAACCGTTTCCGTAGCAGTGGAAAAAGTAACTACTGCACCAGCAATTGTTGCTGCAGCACAAACAGTAATTGATGCAGTTCCTGCACCAGCACCTTTGCCAGATCCCACCCCACCTGCACTTGTCGAACCACCAGTAAATACCACTCCAGTAGAGACCACGCCAGTAGATACCACGCCAGTAGATACCACGCCAGTAAATACCACTCCAGTAGATACTACGCCAGTAGATACTACGCCAGTAGATACTACGCCAGTAGATACTACGCCAGTAGATACTACCCCAGTAGATACAGAGCCTGTAGACACAGAGCCAGTGGAAACAGAGCCTGTAGAAACAGAGCCAGTAGAAACAGAGCCTGTAGACACAGAGCCAGTAGAAACAGAGCCTATAGACACAGAGCCTGTGACGGGATCAGAAGAAGATGTAACAGATACAGTTGATGATGCATTATCAGATGGTAAAATAGATAGTGAAGAAGTTGAAGCAATTGCAGAATCAATGGCTGCAGATGGTGAAATTGATGCAAAAGAAACTGATCAATTAATTGAAGCATTGGCAGAAGATGGAAAAGTTTCTACTGCAGATCAGGTAGCAGTTTTGGAAGCACTTGCATCAGATGGTGAAGTTTCAAAAGAAGATGTTGCAGCAATTGTTGCATTAGTTTCTACTGATGGGAAAATGTCTACAGCAGAAAAAGAAATTGTTGCTGACGCATTAATTCAATCAGTTCCACAAGGTGAAAATCTTACTAAAGAACAGG